ATATTAGGTGAAGAATGGTCACCAGTTACACCAGGTTCAGAGTCATGGACAGATGTAACACCAAGTAGTGATACTTGGACAGTAATAACAGCAGGTGGTAGTTCATGGACTGATATAAGTTTTGGTTCAGATACATGGACAGCATCAAGTTCAAGTAACGATACATGGTCACAAATTTAATTACGAGGTAAAAAATGGCAAAAGATAAAATTAGTCAGTACGACTCTACAAGTGCTGGCGCAAACTTAAACACAGATATTGCAGGTATTAATATTGATGAGGGTTGCGCACCTTCAGGTATTAACAATGCTATTAGAACACTCATGGCTCAAATTCGTGACTTACAGTCAGGTGTTAGTGGTGACTCTATTCCTGTTGCAGCAGGTGGTACTGGTGCTAATACAGCAGCTTCAGCTAGAAGCTCATTAGGTCTTGTTATTGGTACAAACGTACAGGCTTATGATGCAAATACAGTATTTGATGATGTAGCAAGTACATTTACAGCTACTCAAACATTTGCAGGCTCAACAACAGCTTTAGGTGCAGTATTCCAAGATGCAGCAGAAGTAACAACAATATCAGCTACTGCAGCTACAGGCACAATTAACTATGATGTTACAACTCAATCAGTCTTATACTATACAACTAACGCAAGTGCTAACTGGACAGTTAATGTAAGAGGTAATGGCACAACATCTTTAAATACTCTTATGTCTACAGGGCAAGCACTTACAGTCGTATTTCTAGTGACACAAGGTGCAACTGCTTATTACAATAATGCTCTTACTATAGATGGTTCATCTGTTACACCTAAATATCAAGGTGGCACAGCACCTACTAGCGGTAATGCTTCAGGTGTAGATGCTTACTCATATACTATTGTTAAAACAGGTTCAGCAGCTTTCACAGTATTCGCAGCACAAACACAATTCAAATAGGAATTAACAATGTCATTATTGTCAAGACTAGCCATACAAGCAGCCAGAGCTTATGGTGTTCTATCATCTAATCCTAACAATGTAGCTGCATCTTATCTTTCTGTTGCTGGGGGCGGCGGTGGAGCATCAAGTATTGGAGGCGGTGGCGGTGCTGGTGGTATGCTTGCATCTACAACTACTTTATCTACATTAGTTACATATACTATTACTGTTGGAGCAGGTGGTGCAGGAGCTGGTGGTGCTCCTTCAGATGATGGTAAAATAGCTCCGCAAGGAAATAATAGCTCTATATCAGGAACAGGCTTAACGACTATTACATCTATAGGCGGTGGTGGTGGTAATGGTGGTGGTGATGCTTTAGGAGCAAACTCTGCAAATGGAGGTTCAGGAGGCGGTGGTAAAAGAAACCAATTAACTGTTGGAACAGGTACTTCAGGTCAAGGTAATAATGGCGGAGCTGCTGTATCAGGTAATGATAATGTTGCAGGCGGAGGTGGTGGAGCTGGTGCGGTAGGAGGAACGGCAACATCATCAGTTTCAGGTTCAGGTGGTGCAGGAACAGCCTCATCAATTAGCGGTTCAAGTGTAACTTATGCAGGTGGTGGTGGTGGTGGTATTAGGTCAGGAACAGGCTCAACAGCAGGTTCAGGCGGAGCTGGAGGCGGTGGTGCAGGAAGCGGAACAGGAGCAGGAACTGCTGGAACTGCTAACTTAGGTGGAGGCGGCGGTGGTAGTGCTTATACTGGGTCATATCAGGCAGGCGGTGCAGGAGGTTCAGGCATAGTCATCATATCTTACACATCTGCTACACCCAAATTCGTAGGTGGCACTCTTACTACTTCAGGTGGTAACCAAATACACACATTCACATCTTCAGGTACATTAGTCCCTGCTACAGCAGTTACAGCTAATTATTTAGTAGTGGCTGGTGGTGGTGGTGGTGCAAATAATAATGTAGGCGGTGGTGCTGGTGCAGGTGGTTTACTTACATCTACAGCTACACTTTATTATCCTGCAACATATACAGTTACTGTAGGCGGTGGAGGTGCTGCTGGGTCAAGTCTTGGGTCAACAGGAGTATCATCTTCTTTTGCAGGAACAGGAATTACAACTGTCACTACTACAGGTGGTGGTGGTGGTGGTGGTTTAAATGCTAGCGGTGGAAATGGTGGCTCAGGTGGTGGTGCGGGTCAATATACTTCAGGCGGAGCTATCCCAGGTGGAACAGGAGTAAGTGGACAAGGTTTTGCTGGTGGTGCTTCTGCTGCAACTAATTTTTCTGCTGGAAGTGGCGGTGGTGGTGCTAGTGCTGTAGGCGGGTCAGCATTTAGTAATAATGGAGGAGTAGGCGGAGCAGGAACAGCAAGTTCAATTTCAGGTAGCTCTGTAACATACGCAGGTGGTGGCGGTGGTGGTAATGCTAATAATACTAATCAAGCACCAGGTGGTGCAGGCGGAGGCGGTGCTGGTGGTGGAACTTCTACAAACGGAACTGCTGGAACAGCTAACACAGGTGGTGGTGGAGGAGGAGCTTCGGGAGCAAGTGGAATGTCAGCTGCCGCAGGCGGTAGCGGAACAGTTATCATTTCATACGCTGGCTCACAAGTATTCACAGGCGGAACTGTAACATCATCAGGTGGAAACACAATACATACATTTACTGCAAGCGGAAGTTTAGTAGGTGCTTATTCTGTTAGTTATTTATCTGTAGCTGGTGGCGGCGGTGGTGGTAACGGATATGGTGGAGGTGGTGGTGCGGGAGGTTTATTAACTTCATCTACATTTTTAGGTATTGGAACTACTTATACATTAACTGTAGGTGCTGGCGGTGCTGGAGGAAATACAACAGGTAGTCCTGTTTTTGGTGCTACAGGTTCTAATTCAACTATAACAGGAACTGGATTAAGCACTGTCACATCTAATGGAGGTGGTGGTGGTGCTTCAGGGTTTGCAGGTGCTGGATTAACAGGTGGTTCAGGTGGCGGTGGCTCTAGTTCAGGAGCTGGGGGTGCAGGAACTTCAGGTCAAGGTTTTGCTGGTGGTGCAGGTTTAGCTACTGGAAATAATCCAGGAGGAGGCGGTGGTGGTGCTTCTGCTGTTGGTGCAAATTATGTAAATAGCTCTACTGCTGGTGCAGGCGGTGCAGGAACATCATCATCTATTACAGGAAGTGCTGTTACTTATGCAGGCGGTGGCGGAGCAGGAACATTTAATGGAGGAACTGCTGGTGCAGGTGGAAGCGGTGGAGGTGGAGCTGGTTCTAATACTACTGTTATTGCAACTGCTGGAACAACCAATTTAGGTGGCGGCGGAGGTGGAGGTTTTCAAACTGGTGCTGGTCAAAATTATGGTGGTGGTAACGGAGGCTCAGGTGTAGTAATATTATCTGTTCCTACAACTAAATATTCAGGCACTACAACAGGAAGTCCAACAGTAACAACAAGTGGTGCTAATACTATATTAACTTACACAGCTACTGGTACTTATACAGCTTAACAACAAAGGAAATAACATGGCACATTTTGCTAAATTAGAAAACAACGTAGTAACTCAAGTAATCGTAGTATCTAACCAAGACATTCTTAACGAACAAGGTCAAGAGTCTGAAGAGTTAGGTATTAAATTCTGTTCTAACCTTTTAGGTGGAACATGGAAACAAACATCTTATAACGGTAACATTCGTAAGAATTATGCTGGTGTAGGATACACTTATGACGAAGGTCGTGATGCTTTTATTGCGCCTAAACCTTATGCTTCATGGATATTAGATGAAGCTAAAGCACAATGGAAAGCACCTATAGATATGCCTACAGATGATAAAAGATATACTTGGAACGAAGCAACAACATCTTGGGATGAAGTAACCGTTTAAGGAAAATGAATGCCTACGCAAAGAATAGCTTTTACAGAATGGCTACCAGACCAGCCTACAACAGCAAACGCTTTACTAGAGGCTAATAACGTCTATCCACTAACGATAGGTTATGGTCCATTTCCATTATCTGCTGACTATTCTAGTGCAGCTAGTGAAGACTTAAACAACGTAACTGCAGCTAAGTTTAACTTAGAAACACAGTTATTTGCAGGTGGTGCTACCAAACTATTTAAGTTTAATCCAGCTACTGCAGCTTTAACAAATGTAAGTAAGTCAGGTAATTATTCTAGTGTTGAACGCTGGAGTTTTACACAGTTTGGTCAAGCAATATTAGCATCTAATAACACAGCTAAAATACAAGCATGGTATGTAGGAACATCTACAGCCTTTGCAGACGTATCTGCTACAGCTCCTTTAGCCAAATATATTACAGTAGTTCGTGACTTTGTAGTTGCTGCTAACATTAGTGGCACACCTAACAAATTACAATGGTCAGACATTAATGATGAAACTGACTGGACTTCAGGCGGTGCATCACAAGCCGACTATCAATTAATTGCTGAAGGTGGAAACATTACAGGCATTACAGGTGGTGAATTTGGTATTGTTTTATTAGAACGTGCTATTTACCGTATGTCATATATTGGCTCACCATTATTCTTTCAATTTGACGCTATCTCACGTAACCTAGGTTGTAATACACCAGGTTCAGTTACACAGTATGGACCTAACACATACTTCTTAGCAGATGACGGTTTTTATGGTTGTGACGGTACTAATGTATATAACATTGGCAACGATAAAGTAGACGAATACTTTTATGACAATATGGCTTTAGCACAACAAGATACTATTAGTGCTGCTGTAGACCCAATTAGAAACATTGTAGTATGGAATTATCCTAATACTTCAGGTGGTCGTTCATTACTTATCTATAATTGGTTAGTTAAGAAATGGTCTTCTGCTAGTACTACTTCAGAATACATTGTATCACTAGCTTCATCTACTATTGCATTAGAAGGTTTAGATGCTTACGGTACTATAGACACACTTCCTGCTTCACTAGATAGTCGTATTTGGTCAGGTGGTAAATTCTTATTTGGTGGTGCAGACGGTGCTAAAATTGTTACATTTACTGGTGTCAATTCTACTGCATCTATCGTAGTAGGTGAAATGGAATTTGGATATAACTCTATAGTCACTAATGCTCGTTCTCAAATAGATAATGGTGCAGTTACAATCGCTGTTGCATCACGTAAAGAGTTAGATGACTCTATTACTTATAGTTCTACAGTTACACAAAACTCAGATGGCAAATGTCCATTACGTTCTTATGGTCGTTATCATAGACTTAAAGTTACACCTACAGGGACATGGACACATGCTATTTCTGTAGATGTAGACTACACACCAAGTGGAAGTAGATAATGTCTAGGGACATGTATCGTAAACTGAATTGGCAAGGTGGTACGCCTCGTGAAGTATCAGAAATTGTAAACAATCTTGTTGAAGGTAAGTCTAACAACACAGGTGAAATTACTTTAGCTGCTAGTGGTGCTACTACTACAACCATTAGTGATGAACGTATAGGTTTTAACTCTGTAGTATTACTTATGCCAACTACAGCAAGTGCCGCTAGTACAACTTATGCTGAATTTCCTTATGGTGCATGGCAAGACAGTACAACACAGTCAGCAGCAAGCACAACCACAGCATATCCTATTACATTTAATACTGTAGACTATGAAAATGGTATTGTATTACAAAGCACATCACAATTAAGAGCTACTTATGCTGGATTATATAACCTTCAGTTTAGCTTTCAATTATCTAACCTAGCCAACTCTACAGAAGATGTAGATGTATGGTTTAGAGTAAATGGTACAGATGTTCCAAAGTCTAATAGCATATTTGGTTTAGCACCTAGAAAAAATCCTAGTGACCCATATCATATCATTGCTGCTATGAACTTTTTTGTTTCATTAGCTGCTACAAATTATGTGCAGATTATGTGGAGAGCATCTAGTACAGACGTTACTATTAAAGCTCAAGCAGCACAAACATCACCTACTAGACCAACAACACCTAGTGTTATTGCTACTATGCAATATGTATCAGATGGTGGTTATTCTAGTGGTTTATTTGGTGGAGTATATGTAAGTTCTACCACTAAAGGTAGTGCAATTATCACTCATCCAGCCAATACATTAACAGACAAGACATACAGGTATCTAATAGTAGCGTGATATAATTTTCAAATGATATTTCATTACATACCTAAAGACCAGTTACGAACCCATTGGGAATTTATAAAAGAAGGACTTGAGATAGTTCGTACAAAAGGACACATGGAATGGATAGTGGAAGACGTCTATTGTGATTGCTACGAAAACAGGTCTATGATTTTTATGGGTATAGTTAATGATAAGCCAGAAGGTTTTATTGTTTTACAACCAATGGGAAATGCACTACATATATGGGCTACATGGTCAAGAATATTTGATTATGAAGTTTTTAAAAAAGGTTTAGAAGAAGTAAAAGAGATAGCAAGACAAGGTGGAAAGACTAGAATTACCTTTTCATCTCAACGTAAAGGTTGGGAACGCAGAGCAAAACTAATGGGTTTTAAACCTCAAACATGGGAATTTATACTTTAAGGAAATAGATATGTTTAAGTTACACAATTGGGTACAGGAATTAGTACAATCATTCACATTCTATGGTGGAGGTTCTGGTGGTGGAGGAGGTCAAACTTCTAAAACAACTAATGAATTAGACCCTACTGTTAGACCATTCGTAGAGTACGGACTTAACGAAGCTAAAGGTCTTTATCAAACAGGTACTCCTACATACTATCCTGGTCAAACTTATGTAGGTCCATCTGCACAAACAACATCCGCATTAAGTGCTGCTCAAAGTCGTGCATTAGGCGGTAACCCTTTACTTCCTGCCGCACAAAAACAACAATTAGGTTCTATTCAAGGCGACTATTTAAGTGCTGGTAATCCATACTTTACTAGAGCATTAGCTGGTCCTACCGAACAAGCTACACAAGCCTATAATGATGCTATTAAAAATGCACAAGGTACTGCATCTATGGCAGGTCGTTATGGTTCAGGTGTATCTGCTGATATTCAAAATAGAGCTGCTAGTACATTAGCTAGTACACTTGCTAATAAATATGGTGACTTAGCTTATCAAAACTATGCTGGTGAACGTGCTATGCAAAACCAAGCAGTTATGAATGCACCAACATTAGCACAAGCTGATTATGCAGATATTTCACAATTAGCTAACGTAGGTAAAACTGCTGAAGACTATCAAAAGACTGCTCTACAAGCTGACCTTGACCGCTTTAACTTTGAACAAAACAAACCATATCAAAAACTATCTTCATACCTTGGTGCTGCCTATGGTGCTCCTATGGGTAATGTATCTACTACTACGCAATCAGGTGGTGGCAAGATAGTATGTACCGCTAT